GACGCCGCCGGCGGCATTGATGGCTCGATTGGCGCCGCTGTTGTTGTAGATGACAACCAGGTCGCCCTTGCTGAAGACGCCGGACGGGACCAGGATCGTGGCGCTGTCGGTGTCCACGTGCTGGCCTCGGCAATCGTGGGTCAGTGTCTTCACCGACGAGACGGCCGTGACAGCCTCTTCCGGAATTGCAGACCAGTCGACGCCCAGCACACCCTGGATGTCATCGGCCGTCAGGCGCAGGCCGATGACGGTGCCGGCATCCCAGGATGCCGCGGCATACCCCTCTTCGCCCCGGACCACGTCGGCGAGCATGTCACTGCCGGCCGCGCGCGTCCTGACCCTGACGACTTCCTTCACCCCCAGTTCGTTTTCGAGCGTGGCCTTGAACCAGTCGCCGACGACGCCAGTCCCCATGGTCGCTACGGGGAAGCGGTCACCATAGCCCGCCTCGACGACTATCGTCGTGGCGCTGTCATTGATCGCCGTGGCGAGCCGTGCGCGCGCGTCGTTCTTGAAAAGCTGCGGCATGTCCTTGTTCCTTCTTCAGGTCAGGACAAGACGGTGCCATGCTTGGCACGAAACCCTACTGCTCTTGCTTGGCGAAGACCATGGCCGACTGCAACTGCACGCCCAGGATCTTCTCGGCGGTTTCCTTGTAGGATGCCGCGATCAACGGGTTTCCTGCGCCCTCCAGGTCGGTCATGTAGGCGTAGTACAGAACCACCAGCAACAAGGCTGTCGACCACTCGTCGGCCAGGCTGATCACGCCGGCCACATCGTCCGATGCTTCGCCTGCGGGCACGGGGATGTCGGCCGGGTACATGGACGCCTCCATCTCGACCGACGTGCCATCTATCGCTGGCGGATAGACCCAGAACGCACGCGGCGTCCGGTGATCGTGCATGAAATGCACAATCTCGCCCTTTCTGGCGCCATACCGCCAATCCGGCACGGCCGCGTCCAGCAGCGGCAGCCCCGTCCGCGTGATGGCCCTGCGCCGCCCCGAAACATTCGCCGGCAGGTCGATCAGCAGCGCAACCTCCTCCGGTAGCTCTTGGCGCGCGCCCTCCGCCAGCTCGTGCTCAAAGACCCGCGCCGTCGTATCCGGCCGGCTCACCGCGATGTCACGCTGCGCTCGGTTGAGCAGCCGCACCAGATCCGACGCAGGCGCGCGCACCCCCGACTTGTCGTTCATGGCCCGCTGGGCCTCGTAGATGATGGTCTTCGCCTCGACAGCCATATCAGCACCATTGCACGCTGCGGCGCGGTTTCGTGTTGGTGTGGCTCCGATACACGAGCGCGGCCACACGGGCGATCTCTCGCTCGAACAGCAGCAGATCGGCCGCGGCCCTGGCGTCATCGGAGAAAGGCTGGCCGGGGATGGAGCGGATCCTGCTCAGCGCGCCGAACGCGATGCCGTCTTCGAAGTTCCTGGCCACGTGGTCCGGCACGCCCGTGGCCTCATTTGATGGAGCCAGCGACGCCTGAATCTGGATACTGCTTCCGGCCGGCAGTTGCCGTGAAAGCACGATAGTCGCTCTATCGGCCGACGAGATGCCATCGCCAACCGTACCGCGCATCGGATCGGCATCAAGCTCAAATGCGCCATCAACAGGAAACGGCGCACCGTTCAAAGTCGCCCGCTCGATGCGAACCACAGACGATCCGGCCGGCAAATCCATCTCCATGTCACGGAAGCCATCAAAAACGTTCATCGGCTCCAGCCACTCGCGCCAGGCCCTGGTGCGGGACAGGAACTCCGCGGCAGCGTTGCGCAACTCGGCGTCAACCACGGGCGCCGGGCACCCGATCACACGGGGCACCACGCGAGCATGAAAGAACGACCAGTCAGCCATGGCGTGCTTCAGCCGGCGTCGACGTCGGTCTTCTTGCGGCGGCCACTCTTGCGGGCCTTGCCGGGGGCTACCACCGGAGGCGTGTTGGCCTCGACCGGCAAGGCGCTGGGATTCGCGGCTTCGCCTTCGTCATCATCTTCCGCATCGTCGTTCTCCTGCGCCGCGGCGATGAGCGCATCCGCCTGGCTCATGCCGTCGTCGTCGGCCGGCCAGAAGTGGTCACCCTGCACCTGCAGCACGTGCACGACAGTGGCGTCATCGTCGATGTCGCACACCAGGTCACCCTGGGCATCGGGCTTGAACTCGTAGGTCTTGCCGTTGAGACCCGCCAGCTTCACCACCCCGTCACGGCGCGGTTTGATCGAGGTTTGCAGTTTCATGTGAACTTCTCCGAAAAAAAGAAGGGGGCGCATCGGCCCCCTTCAAACCCGACGGCGCGGGACGCCGATCAAGGAGACAACCTTGACGATCAGGCCGCGCGATACAGCAGCGTCAGGCCCAGCACGCCGGCAGCCTTCGTGGCGGCAGCGGCCGTGAACTTCACGCCAACCTTGCGATCGACAGGGGCCGGCGCGAGCGCCACCATTTCCTTGGTGACCACATGGGCAGCGGTGCCATCGCGGCTGGCCGTGATGCCGGTCGCCAGAACGGTCGACAGGTCCGACTCGTCGGCATTGATCAGGCCCACGGAGGCGGTGATGGTCGCCGTACCGTTGGTGTCCAGATCGTCGCTGTCGTAGATCAGCGCCACCGGCACGCAGCCGGTGGGCAGGATCGTGACCGCGCCGCAGTCGTTGGCGTCCAGGTCGGCCGCCACCAGGGCAATCGTCGCGCGCTGCGCCACGACCTCGGAGCCGGCGGGGAAGACAGTCGGGACACGGCCGTCCAGGATGTCGTTGCGATTCGTGAACATTGCGTTCTCCTTGTGTCGATGCCGATCAGCGAGCGGCGCAGGCGGTGTCCAGCGAGAACAGGCCGAAGTCCTGATAGCCCGCGGGGGTTTCGAAGCGCACCTTCTTCGTGCCGAAGATGCTGGAGGTCGTGATGACCACCTTGTCGCCGTTGTCGCGGGTTTCCTCGTGCCAGTCGAAGCGCAGGTTCGTGCCGGGCGAGCCGTAGGCCACCACCGCGGCCTGCGAGCCCATGAACAGCGCGCGCGCGGCTTCCACGTTGGCACCGCTGCCGGCGTTGTTGAACCGGATCACGTTGCGATGGCTGTGCAGGATCACGCCGCGATACATGCCCAGCGAGCCCTTGAACAGGGGCGAGTTGCGGCCTTCGGCGCCGGCGGCGGCCTTCTGGATGTCCAGCCACTGGCCGGTGTTCGTGTTGCTGCGCAGATCGTCTTCCTGGAAGGTGTGCATCACGCAGACGAACGTCTCGTTGCCGTCGATCTTGCAGGGCTGCAACACCGGGATGTCGGTGGCCCCGCCGCCCTGGCTGTCGGCGCGCGTCTTGGCGCGATCGATCAGCCGCAGGTCGAACTTGTCGTTGGCGTCGATGTTGTTGAACGCCGTCGCGTTGTCGCCATACAGCACGTGCGAGGCATCGGGCGCGGTCAGACCGTTGTTCGCGCGGCCGGCATAGGTGGTCGGCAGCAGGAAGTTCGGATTGACGCCGCGGGCGCCCGACAGGTAGATGAACAGCAGTTCATCCTGCAGGCGCGCCCACCAGCTCGACTGCTGGCGCTTGGCCTTGGCACGCAGGTCGTGCAGCGTGCGCTTGCGGGTCATGCGCCCGCCGGTGTTCACGCCGCAGCGGGCCTGGTCGATGTAGATCTGGTCGGTGTAGAAGCGCTGCTGCTCTTCCTTGCCTTCCAGGATGTCCTCGCCTTCGATGGGGGCCATCTTCAGCTCGGCCAGCAGGTCGTAGCTGATCGCCTCGCCGGCGTCCGACTCCAGATCGGTCAGGATCTGGATCGGCACCTCGGCTTCGGCGCCGCGCGCCATGAAGCGGCTGTTGAAGTAGGACTTCTGGCTGGCATCCAGCGCCAGCAGACCGGACCAGCGCTTGACCGCTTTGGGGTCGTTCACGCCAATGATAGTGCGAGCCATTTGGTACTCCTAAAGGTTGAAACCTGAAAGAGCACCTCCTGCGCTCGACAGCTTTATCAGCAGGCCCTATGTGACCATGCTTGGTACGGAATCTGTCATGCTGACCACGGGTTTTTCGCGTGCAGCGTCGACCTTTTTTCGATCCACGCGCACGTCACGCGGCAACTCGATCACAAGCCGCGCGGCACGCCCCGACTTGTGCTGCACGTCGATGCGAATTTCCCCGCCGATGGCCAGGCTGTCGCCGGGCTCGACGTCGATCACCAGCCGTGACATGCCTTCGGCCATCAAGCCCCCGCTGCGTACTTTTCGCGCTGAGCGGGCGACAGCCGGGAGAGCGCGGCTTCGAGTTCCACGCCCTCCAGGCGGTCCAGATCGGCGAACTCGTCCCCGCCCATGTCGCCCGGGCCATCCGAGCCCGGCACATGCGCCACCGTGGGCGGCACCGCCGCGGTCGGCGGCTTGCGCTTGTCCACCGCCGCGGCCACGGCAGCAGCCCCATCCTGCGCCGGCGCGGCAGCGGGTGCTGCTGCCGGCGTGATGCCGTGCAACGCCAGGACACGCCGGTGCGCCTCCGCCAGGAACCAGTCCATGGGCTTGTCAGCGTTCTCCGGCCGGGCGCCCAGGGAGCGCACGAACCCGTCGAGGTCGCCCATCTTTTCGGCATCCTTGCTGTAGTCGATGCCGCCGTGCTCGGGCTTGGTCGCCTCCGCGATCTGGCGCTCGATGGCCTGCCGCCATTGGTTCTCCAGCGACTGCTCGTTCATCTCGCGCGAGATCTCGGCCTTGATCTCGGCCCGGCGCAAGGCGTCGCGCTCATCATCGATCGTGGCGCGCTGCGCCTCGTACTCCTCCACCTCGATCTCGCCCGCCTTGAACTTGGCGCGCAGCTCACCGGCGCGACGGTCCGCATCAGCCTTCTTCTCGGCGAAGTCACTCGGCAGGTCGGCGCGGTAGGCGCCAGCCTGTTTGGCGGCGGGAGCTGGCGCAGCAGCCGGTTGCGCACCTTCGGCCGCGCCCTGGGCCTTCGGCGAATCGGCAGGCGCGGGAGCTGGAGCGGCGGCGGCATCGCCACCCTCGCTTCCTGCACCCGCGCCCGCATCGTTTGCCACCGCATCATCACCATTGCCATCGTCGTCGTCACCGCCAGGATCGGCGGCGCCAGAGGCGATGCGCTCCAGCGCGGCCTGTTCGTCGGCGTCGACTTCGGCGATCGCCTCGCGCTCTTCCGGGGTCAGGGTGTCCAGCATGTCTTCCTTGTCAGCACTCACAGGTATCTCCTTGTGGTTGGTGGGTTACTTCGTCTCCGGCGCGACCTGCGATGCCACCTGAGCGGCGGCCATCATCTTTTCCTTGGCCAGGGCCTGCGCCTTCGCCAGACGCTTGGAATCGTTCCGGATCTTCTCGGCCTCGATCAGGTATTCGAGGTCTCGCTCGCACTTCCAGCGCTCGTCGTCACTGATGGCAATCGCGTTGCCTTTGCTCTTGGCCATAGGTCACTCCTGTTGAGACGCGGTTGAATCTGCCATGCTTGGCACGGCTTTCGGTTGTGGTTCCTGGCTGTTCAGCCGGCGCTCGATCACGGCCAAGCGCTCATTGCTGGCAGCCTGGATCTCGGCCACGCGCTCGCGGCTCATGGCGTCCATGCGCGCGATCTCGATGCGGGTATCGGCTTCCTTGTTGACCTTGAGCGTTTC